TCATTCTGGCAGTTCTTCCAGCTTCACTTCGAGTTGTACGCGGTTGGTGTAGCCCTGATTGGTGAGGTCGTGCACCACCTGGGTGAGCAGCCATGGGGCGGCGTCGATGTCTGGTTTGAAGCCCCTGACGGTGGTGGGTTGTTCCGGGTAGAGTTCGGGGCGGCCTTTGGCCAGGGTGATGTCAAACTCGGCCACCCCACGCTGCAGCTTTTCCCATTCCGCCCGAGCGGCCCGCATGGCGTTGTTCTGGTTTGCGTAAACATGGCGCAGCTCTTTGACGTTCTCGCTGTCGCCGACCAGCAGTTCGTGTTCCTTCTTGTTGACGACCACGCCCGGCGGCAGTGGCCGTTCCTCTTTTGGCTTGGTCTTTTTTTTACGTTTCACCTCTATTTTCTTTTTCTCGGCGGCCTTGTTGTCTTGCCAGTAGGCGATGACGCCTGTGTAAGCGTCACGGTCGGCCACAGAGAAGCGGTGTTGATCGCCATCTTGGCGGGTGATGGTGATGGCTGGCAGGGGCAGGCCACTGGCGGTGGTGCCCTGGCCTGCCTTGATGAACATCAGGCGGCCAGACTTGACGGTGGCGATGGCATCACACTGCCCCGCCAAGCGAGTGAGAAAGGCCAGATCGCTTTCGTTGGTCTGGTCAATGTGGTCGATCAGCTGGCCCTTGAGGGAGTCACCCACGCAGGGGGTCAGCTGGTATGGGACGGCGAGCTGTTCGACGATGCTGCTGACGGTGGTCTGGTGCCAGCTGCGTTCGCGCAGTTTGTTCATGCCGCCGCGTAGGTCTGCCGATTTGCCCCGGATGGTGAGTACATCCGGGGCGCCGTTGTGTTCCACTTCGTCAATTTTATAGGTGCCCTTATCGACCAGGGCGCTACCCTGCCAGCCGATAAAGGCGCGCAGGGTTGCCCCTCGACGTGGCATGTCGAGCTGACCGTCGCTGTCATCGAGGGTGATTTCGATGGTGTCTGCGGTGAAGCCCCGGTTGTCGGTGATGGTCATCGACATCAGGCGCGGGCGAATGGCGGCCGAGATGTCACTGCCATCGACCAGTACCTGGTAAGCCGGTACCGGATGACCTTGGCGCAGGGCGTCGAGCGGGTTTGTTATCCCTAAGTTCTCGGCCAGGCGACTGCCGAACTGGTCTAAGGCGCCCATCAGAACAGCCCCCCGAGTTTATTGCCGACACTGCCGATCAGTTTGCCCACACCCAGGCGACCTAGCAGGTTGCCAGCGGTGCGGCCCAGCAGGGTGTTGCCGAGGGAGCTGTCGTTGTTATCGACTCGCTTGAGCTTGATGGTGAATTCAATTTTGCGGGCTGAGCCATCGTCGAAAAACTCGCTGCGGGTGGTACTGATACCCTCTATCACGAATGACCCGCGCATCACGCCATCGCCCTGGATCAGGGGGAAGGCTTCACCGCTGTCACCCATCTGGCGCAGCATGTCGAGGGAGACGGGGCCGCCGGTTACCTCGGGCAGCAGTACCCCGCTCAGGGTGCTGGTTTCATCATCCGGGCCGAGGAACTGATAAGCCGGGCGAGCGCCGACCCGGTTATTGCCCGGGTGGCGCCATGCCCATTCGTCTTGCTGGGATTGGGGGGCGACGGTCGAGCGCATAAACACGAACCAGCCCAGGGTCATCATCATGGTGGTTACTCCTTAATTGCGATCGCCAAGAGTGGCGCGGCCACGGGCGGCGGCCTGCCGTTCGCGCTTGTCCAGTTCGCGGCTTATCTCTTGCGCCACGTCAGCGCCGGATTGGCCCGGTTGCTGGACAATGTGGATCGGGGCGTTGATCTCGGTGGTTGACGATACTCCTCTTGCTGCAACTGGCTTCGGGGTCTGCACAATGCGGGGGGCATCACGGCCAGTTCCATTCCCATTTACGTTGATCACTTTCTCTCTAACAGTGCGGGTTGCGTCTGCTATAGGACTCAATGCTACCGGCTGCACCTGCTCGCGGATCCGACGGGTAGTGCCATAGTCGTAACCACTGGCCAAGGCTGGTTGGTTGTAGTTACCAGTCAGGTACCCAGAAGGATTTATGTTGGCAGTGACGGAACCACCGCCTTTCATCCAGTCAGGCAGCAGGTCAGTGAGGGCTTTTATCTTGGCTTTCAGGCTTTCCCATTTGGCGGCGATGCCACCAATCAGGCCGTCGATGATGGCTCGCCCCTTGTTGGCAGCACCGGCTGGCAGGGTGTCGAAGAAGGCCCATATCTCGTTCCAGTGCATGGTGAGCATGCCGATGGGTGTCCAGGAGAAGATCTCTTTCAGCAGTTCCCAGTAAGCGAGTACCGGTGCTTTGCATTTATCCCAAAGCTCGTAGAACCACTTGGATATGCCGTCCCAGTTTTTGTATATAAGGTAGGCACCCCCGGCGATAGCTGCGATAGCCATGATGAACCAGCCGACTGGGGGGGTGAGCATTGCCACCCCTAGCCGGAATATACCGATGGTGAGCCACTTAAGCGGTGCAAGCAGCATGGTGATAGCTTTGCCGAGGAACGTGCCTTTGATGCCCAAGATCCCGAACGTCAGTTTCATGATAGCCATGGGGCCCAAGACTGCGGCCACGGCCAGTGACAGACCACCGAATGCGATGGTGACGACCGACACAATGGCGCCAATCTTCATCAGGGTGTTTGATAGTTCAGGGTTTCTCTTCGCCCAGTCACCCAGTTTTTCTGACATATCGCCTATCCACTGGGTGATGGCTTTGATTTCTGGGCTGATTGCTTCACCAAAGTTGACCATGGCATTGGTGAAGGTACCAGTGGCGGCATCCCACAAGCTGCCCAGGGTACCGAGCTGGGCATTCACCCGCTCTTGCAGGGCGGCTTGGTCTGCCATTTTCTTCTGGGTGGCTCGGTAGCCGTCCATACCTTTGCTGATGATCAGCTCCAGCACCTGCAATGTTTCAGCATCGTCGCCGTAGATGCCCTTCAGGACTTGCAGGCGGCGCTCGGTGTTCACCCCCTTCAGCTTGGCGAGCTGCGCAAACATGTTCTCCATCCCTGCGAATTCCCCCTTGCCGTCGGTGAAATTCAGCTTCAACCCGGTGCCTTTTGTGGCTTTGGCAATCTTGCCGGTGTTCATACTCATCTGGAAAACTTTGCGGTAGGCGTTCCCTGATGACTCACCCGCCATGCCAGCCTGATCGGCCATGATGACCTGCGGGGCCAGCACCTTGGCTGCCTCAAGCCCTGACTTGCGCAATATGCCCATTGCTGGGGTGAGTTTGGTGAAGGCGCCCAGCATGTTGCCGCTGTCAACGCCGAGGTAAAACGAGCGCTGGATTGTGTCCATCAGCCCCATCATGTCTTTCTCGGCGGTGCCGGTGGCGTCTTGCAGCTTGGCCGCAAACAGCGCCGCTTGGTCGAACGGCATTTTCAACTGCACGCCGAGATAGGCGGTCGCTTCGCCCAGACCTCTCAAGATGGATTTGGCGCTCATACCCTGCTGGATCAGCGTGCTCATCATGTTCTGGAAGTCGGCTGTGGTGCCCGGTAGTTTGTTGCCGAGCTTAGTGGCCAGATCGCTGATGGCTTGGAACTCCTGCCGCACTTGGCCGCCCTTACCCATCATGGACACCTTGAGGTCAACGACTGATGTTTCGGCTCTAGCGAATTCGATGACAGGTTTCAACGTTGTCATACCTACGGCGGTACCTGTGGCAAGAGCGGTCGCACCGTGGCCCGCGATCTGGCCGCGCAGTTCTTGGGTTTTCCGGTAGTTGGCTTTTACCTGGTTGAGGCGCTTTTGCTGGTCGGCCAGTTGGCCCAGTTTGGTTCGCTGAGAGTCGAGCACGGTGTTGGCTGCGGCCAAGTCTGTTTTGAGGCGGCGCTGGCTTTCACTGAGGTTACCGGTGTTGATGCCAGTCTTACGCATCGCATCACCCATCTGACCGTGACGGGTGATCATCTCCCCCTGTTTGGTCTTGAGCTGGTTGAGGGCTTTTTCGGCCTTGTTGAACTCATTGATCATCAGCCGGGTTGGCTTGGGGGTATCGGCAATCTTGCGTTGCAGTTCGCTGAACGACCCCTCGGCCTGCTTTAACTTAGCTTTGGTCGCACCAATCTGGGCACCCAGCGTTTTGTAACCTTCGATTTGACCCGCTTGGGTTTCGAGGTCGCGGATTTTTTTCTTGGTGTCGACCAAGTCTTTGGCGGTGAGGCGGCTCTGGCCGCTGACTGCTTTGAGGGGGGCGGTGAGCTTGTCGACCGCCCCGAGCAGGATTTGAAGTTTGAGAGGGTTCATTGTTCTTCGGCCCCGTTGATGCGGTTGTGAGTCTCAACGAGGCGTTGGTGCCAGCCCATCAGCTCGCTGATTTCCATGGCCGCCATCTCGGACGGCGGCCAGTGGGCGATGATGGCAATCTCGGCCATCAGGTCATCTATGCAGTGAGGTAAGCCTCCTGCTGCGAGCCCATCAAAAAACCGACCACCACTACCCCGGCCTTGAGCAGATCAGCCGGAGCCATGTCTGCCACTTCGGTTTCACTCAGTTCGGTGATGCGTGGTAGCAGTTTGATGAGGGTGTCGACGTTCATCTGCACGATGTCCATGGTGTTGAGGCCGCGCAGGTGGCCCGCTTTTTGGGGGCTGCGGATGGTCAGCTCTGTGATGGTGCTTTCGCCGCGCTGGATCGGGGTGTCGAGGGTGATGACTTTGTTTTCCATGGTGTTTGTTCCTGATGTTGATGTGGTGAGGGCGGCTGTAGGCCGCCCGTTTGGTTGTTGGGTGGGTTAGAGGCCGATGGCTTTACGGTGTTCGGCCATGCGGTCGATGCCATCGGGGCCGATCTCGATCATGTTGAGCAGGTCGATTTCGTGGATGACGGCTCCGTTAATGGTCACCTTGTAGTAGGTGTTGACCATGCTGACCTTGGCCTGACTGTTGTCGCCAACCTTGGCAGTGCCCCAGTCGATCTCTTTGAAGCGGCCTCGGGTGAACACTTCGATGGCCTC